TACCAGCACGTAAGGAGCAACTGCCATGGCTTTTGCCGATCCAGAGACTATCACCGTGAATGCGGTGGCCCAGGTCCTAGCGCGAACCGGTTATCCCGGTCCGCGTTCCTCGGAGTTTCTCCAGGACGACAGGACGTCCAAGCTCTTCGTGTCTCACGACATCAAGAAGCGTGACCGTTCTCTCGTTAGGTTCAGCGAGGAAATAGTCGCTGCAGACCCCTACATCCCAGCAAATAACATTCCGCTGTTGATGTCGGTGTCCCTGGTCGTGGATCGCCCCGTGCTCGGCTTCACGTCGACGGAGGCCCTTAACACTGTTTCGGGCTTCCTTACCTGGCTTACCGCCGGGTCGAACGCAAAGCTGATCAAGTTCCTCGCACACGAGATCTGATCTCGTGTTCGTGGAAGATCCACATTAGTCGCCGGCTCTGGCCGGTGGGAGGTGCCTCGCCTCGGTGAGGCACTTTCCCTAGGTTGGCAACGTTATGGCTCAGGACGGTTTACCTCTAGGAGGATCCGTGAAAAGCCTGCTGTTGCTGTGGGAAGAGGTTGCCAATGAACTTGGCAGCTGGTGTCATGTCAGCACAGCTCGCGACCTTCAAACAGTTCGCGAGCGTGAACGATGCGAGGGGTTATCGTTTCTCACGATCACCCTGCCTCAGTACTGCTCAGACTTCGAAAAAAGTCTAGACAGTGGATCTGTGGCCTCTACCGCTTTTTCCGGCTTTCGCCGCCGCGGTGGTCTCCCCTGCTTCTTGAGGGGTTTCCTTAGTCGCATCTTCACCGAGAGCGGTTCATTGCTCGAGGAACCTGACCCGGACGCCGTTCAAGCCGTGCGCCAGCTTACGCTGATGTTCGGCAAGATTAACGTTCGTTGCACCGAGCGCAGAGAGCGCGCGGCGCTAAAACGGTTCCTGGAGTGTGAGCAGAATGTGCGCGAGAACGACAGACGGTTATCGCAGGATGATCTTGCACGCTTTGGGCGTGTGGGTCGTCTCCTGTGTGCTCGTCTTTTCACTAGAGTGGACCATATGGTTTATTCTGGTGAAGTCGTTCCACGTCATGGACCTGGCGCGACAGCTGACGGCCTTCGGGCTAATCAGAAGTTTAACCAGGTTGAGTGGACGTCGAGGCTTGAAGAACTTTTTCCTGTCCTCGACTTCCTGCTCCCATCATCCAGACACTGGATGGACCAAGGACGTGTGCGCATTCTCGAACCCGGGATGGAACGACCTGTTAAAGTCGTTCTTGTCCCTAAGACGCTTAAGACTCCACGTGTCATCGCCATCGAGCCAACCTGCATGCAGTATGTGCAGCAGGCTCTGCTGGAGGCAATACGTGATGAACTCGAGAGTGATGTTACTCTCTCTAAGTTCATTGATCTGGGCGACCAAACTCCAAACCAGGAGATGGCTCGTCGCGGCTCTCTCTTTCGAGATCTCGCAACCCTGGACTTGTCCGAGGCTTCAGATCGAGTCTCTAATCAGCTCGTACGAGAACTCACCGCGCAGCACCCGTGGCTTGCAAAGGCCCTTGATGCTACGCGTTCTCGGAAGGCTGATGTACGAGGCAAGACTATCCGTCTTGCCAAGTTCGCATCGATGGGTTCAGCTGTCTGTTTCCCCATCGAGACACTCGTTTTTCTCACGTGTGTCTTTGTGGGCATTGAACAGGCGCTCAATCGACCGCTTTGTCGCCGTGACCTTGATGGTTACAGCGATAGTGTGCGTGTGTACGGGGACGATATCGTTGTTCCCGTACAAATGACAGATTCCGTGATACGCTCCCTGGAGACCTATGGTCTCAAGGTGAACCGGCACAAGTCTTTCTGGACCGGTGGTTTCAGAGAGTCGTGTGGGAAGGAGTACTTCCGTGGCGAGGACGTTTCGATAGTCCGCGTTCGGGAATTTCTGCCTTCATCACGGAGGCACGTTCGGGAGCTGGTGTCCGCAGTTTCGCTGAGGAATAACCTCTTCTTGGCTGGACTGTGGAAAAGTGCCAAACACCTTGACAGGCTCATCGGGGGTCTTATCGACTTCCCGGCGGTCCTGCCTACGTCTCCCTGTCTTGGGCGATACTCCTTTCTCGGGTACGATACTGGGAAGGTGTGTCCTAATCTTCACAAACCCCTGGTGAGGGGCTGGAGGATTAGTCCGAAGATCCCGAAATCTCCACTCGGAGGTCTCGGTGCCCTGCAGAAGTTCTTCCTTAAACGAGGCTTCGAGCCCAGTGAGGAAGGTCACTTAGAGCGTGCCGGACGGCCCCACGTCGTCAACATCAGACGTGGGTGGGTCTCGGCGGTCTAGGACCGTCGATGTACTGGCATTAAGCCAGTAGAAGGAGGGCCA